AAGTTTAAACGTGATAGGTTTGAAACACCACCATCAGCTATTATACGATTGTAAATAGTAGTTGCATCTGCATCAATGCCAGCTCCAAATACATCTATTCCAATTCCTATTCTATTACTCATTGTTTTGCAATATTATTTATATTATTATTATTTTATGTAACTAGCTATCAATCTTTATAAAATGATTACCTGTATCTCTATGCATCTTAAACATAATCAAGCTATTTGTGCCAATTTCTTCACTTGGTGTAAATGCATCAAAAACTAATGAAGTTGATCCTGTAGCACTGTTACCATTCGCCACCAAATTAAAACTTGTACCTGTTGCTATATTTATCAATACAAATTTATCATTATTATCTAAGTCATATAAACTACTTGAACAAGTCAATGTACTAACTGCAACTCCACTTTCTAATGGAACATTTAATTTGGCAATCAATGGCAAGTAAGGTAAAAATAAACCTATAAAATCATTAGTATATCTATTATTGTTAGCAGCTATACCATTAGCATTCATAATAGCATTATTAGTATATTTATTCTCATTTATTAAAGCTGCAACTTGCTGTTCTAATTTTGATATTCTTTGTGAATCTGTCATATTTATCCCATTAATACTGTATCAGTCCAATCACCAGTAGATTCGTTTTCAACTGTACTTATACTTGTTTCATCGTATTGTAATTCCCACCATTCACCATTCCATTGATTACTTCCAGCATTGTATGTACATTGTTTTAAATGCCATTGTTTTGCATCATAGGTAATTAATTGATGTGGGTAGTAATTACCTTTTATCGTAGCTGTAATTATTTCTTTTACTGCTCTATTTTGCGCCAATGCATTTAATACAACTAATTGTAATAAACTAAATGTTGATCCAATTGCAAGTCCGCTAATCCAATTTTGAGTAGCAGGTTTTGCGCCTAAATCAACCCTCATTACTCCTTTTGCAGAACCATCATAATTATCATATAAATAAACTTTTTCTACTTGCTTTTCAATAGGATCAAATGGCTTTGGGCTTATAGTTGCCCTGTATCCTGTGTCATCGCCTTCATATCCATTTTCAACAAATATAATATCAGTAGTTCCTTTAAAATAAGCTTCACCTGCAATTTGAACAACTGGAGTTGATAAAGGGAATTCTATTCCTTCATAATAAGGATAATTTTCAACATATACTTCTACAAATGTAAAAGCAGGTAATATATCAGTATAAATAACACCATCTAAATTACCATTAAATAAAATACCAGTAAGCGGAAAGTTTAAAATAAAACTTGAGCTTGTGGTTGTCCAAGTATATGCACCACCAGTATATTGTAAATAATAATAAGTTCCTGCGCTATTTTTTATTTTTACAATAAACTTCTGCTGAGTTAATGTAAAGAATCTTGGGAATATTCTTGTTTTTCCTAAAGTTATATCATCTACAAAAATTCCACCTGCAAAATCTGAAATAGTTGAAAAACTAATTTTAAGATTATTATTTCCACCACCTTTAAAGCTAAGCGCATTTTGAGTAATAGACATTGGAATAGAATTGTCTAAATCTTTTTGATTATGCGCCAATAAACTATTCATTCGTGGCTTTTCAATAAATACAGTGTAATATGGTCTTATACCTGCATAGCTTCCACCTTCTAAAATCTTTAATGGCCCTGAAGTATTATCTACTGCTACTCTTGGGCTTACAGTTACAGTAGTAGTATTATTGTTATCAATTCCACGCTGATAAAACTTGCTAGTTGAATTAGCATAATTTGACATTTGTATAGCCCAAAATTTGCCATTACTTTGAATTAACCTACATCCAAAAATGATACAAATAGTTTTTAAAACTTCAATATAATTAATTGTATTTAATGTTCTATCTTCATTTAATTCAGTAAAATTTGAATCAATTGTTAACGTTTTAACAAGTGTATCAGTTGTCGCTCTATCCAATAATGGAATAGTTGTTTCGTACCAATTTATGTTATGTAAGAAATAATACAAAATATCACCACTAAAATCATCATAAATGCCAAGCTTTGTTAATGCTGCATTCATCATTGATCGCAATGGATATTCAGCTACTGTTCCTGGTGTTAATAAATCAAAAGGTAATTCATTTAAAAAGGCAAAATCATTAGCAGTAACTTTAAAACTCTTTCCACCTTCTAATGCATCATTATTCCAAGTGCTTTGATCCTGCACCACATTACCACGCCAATAATTAACATAAGATCCACTTACTTTTTCTTCTATTATAATATAATATGTTTGGCTATTTTGCGCAATCATATTTTTTAAAAATGTAAATAATGTTGTATCGTTACGAGCTGCGCTTTTAAATAATTCAATATTTAAAGTTAATTCACTTCCAATAATTGGACTGTAATTTTCATCAGCTCCACTATCATAACGTAATTCAAAGAAGTTAGAATCTAATATAAAATCCGATACAATTGCACCGCTATAAGTCTTATCATATATTGATATTCTATATTCATATCCATCAATACTAAATCCGCTTGTTTGATACCTTATAGCTCCCATTATCCAAATCTTAAATTACGATTGTTTTTACTGCCACTCTTACCATTTACAAAGTTTATATCATTTCCACGTACATAACCTTGAATTACTAATTGACCGCTATTTTGACCACCAATATAGTTTGAGTTTGGTGCTAAATTTGAAGTTGGTGTATTGTTTGTTGGTGTTGGTGCTGATTGCGATTTCCTACCTGCTAATCCGCTTACTGTTGCTCCTACTGCAATTAAACCAGCTCCAGCTAATGCATAAGCATAACCTTGTGGTATTCCTGCTATTATCATTGGAACTGACATTGCTATCAACATTGAACCAACTTGAACAGCCATTTGTCCTAATGATTTTACAATAGCCACACCAATAGCATCCATCATATCAGTAGTTTCACCGCTTAAACTAGCTGCTAAAGAATCGCCAATTGTTTGCCCAACTGTACCAAATATATTAGCAATACTATTATCAGTAATTTGCTTTAGTCCTGAATACATATTTTCTATGCCTTCCTCTAATATTATTTTAGATCTAATCATAGCATTTCTTGCATCTTCAGTTTGTTTCATAATCTGATTTGCAGGGCTATTTTTATTACTTAAAATTGGAGTTGTTGGGGCTAATGGTGCTTTTAATCCTGGTAAATTTGATTGACCACCACCTTGAAATTGACTTTTTATATCTACAACTTGAGCTAATTGAATTTTTAAATTTTGAAGTTCTAATGCAGCAGCTTTTTTGTCATCTTCAATTTTTTTAAGTGCTGCTGCTTTTCTTATTTTATCCTCTTCGTTAGCATAAAAATCTTGAATGTAAACTTTACGTTGTCCAAAAGTAGTTGCACTAATTGTACCTTTTGAATAAGCTAATTCATTGTCATAAAGTTCAATTGCTAATTTATCCTTATTTTGTCTTAACTCTTTTTCTAGCCCATCTTTTAAAGCACGTGTTCTTAGGTTTTGAGTTTCAATAATTATTTGTTGACTTGATGCAATTGCATCATTGTTTCTTTCTTGTTCATCATTAACCAATTTTAAAGCTGCTGCTTCTCTATCTAATTGGTCATTATACATTGTAACAGCAGCTACTAAAGCACCAATGATTAAAATTGCTCCACCTGTAGCAACTATTGTAGCAGTTCCCATTGCAGCAATACTTGGAATAACTTGACCAACTATAACTGCTCGTAATGCTGTAAAGCTTGCACCCATTTCTTTTATTTGGGCTAATCCTTGTGTTAACGCTAATGCACTTTGTACTTTAAGCAACATTTCTTGTGTAGCTTTACTTTCAGTTCCAAGCAACCCCATTGCACCTGTAACAATACTAGCTGCACCTGCAGCACTTTGCATTGCACCTGCTACAACTGTAAATTTAGAATCCGCACTGAATGCAGTAATTACAGTATTTATATCACCAATCTTATCTTTTAATTCCCCTGCTCTTGATGCACTGGCAATAGCTTGAGTACTCATTATGCCATACTTTTCAGCCATAGCCTGAGCATCTTGTGTAGCTAACCTTAACTGTTGGCGCATTGTTTGGACCTTGTCGCCTAGTTTCTCAGTTGCTCCACTTGCTTTTGCACCACCATCTACAACTGATTGGCCTACAACAGCCATTCCTTCCTTTGCAGTTTTGGCTGCATTGGCAATATCTTGATTTAATGGATCTAAATTTAATCCAACCCCTAAAGCTAATATGTTACTACTATTTTTTGCCATTTATATATTAGTTGGGAAATGCCCACTTGCATCTTTTAAATCTTCTTTTATATCAATTTCTTTTACCTCAAATAATTGAAAGTATTTTTCAATTTCTATTCGTTTTTGCGCTGTTTGTATTTCAGCAAAAGCATAAGCTAATCTTTTATTTAAATTATTGGCAGTTTGTGTATTCCATAAGTCATTATGCTTCCAACCAATGCAACTAAAAACAAAATAATCAATTGAAGCTTCACTTAGCTTATCTTCACTCCAACCCAATATACCATAAGCAAATGACTTTACATCATTATAACTTAAATCACCACCAATTAAGCTAGTTAGTTGGTGGTTATCTCGTTTGGGCTTACGATAGTTTGAAGCTTAATAATTTCGTTTTGAAATTCAGCACCAAATTTATACAAATCATTAATTGATTCTATTTTGTCATCCGCTTCAACTTCGCCTAATCCTTCACTCAATTGAATGCAGCTAGAAACAAATTTCCAATACTTATTTTGATCGTAATCGTTCAATTCAACTATTTCATCATTAGCATATTCTTTTTGTGTTAGAACAGCCTTTTGCATAGTTTCATCCAATTCAGAAAACAATACTTTTTTAGTTTCAAAACAACTAGAAATATAGCTTAATAATTCGCTTGCATTTTTCACGTTAAGCAACTCCATAAGCTGCTTAACGTGTTTCATTTTCAATGCGTTCATAATTAAACTGTTCCTATTGTTACTGCGCCTGTAATTGCGAAAGTTAATGAACAAGTTATCTTGTCATCATTTGCACTCTTTACAGCACAATCTGAAACATATAAATTTCCACTAAACTTAATATCACCAGCAGTTGCGCTTAATGAATAAGTGAAAGCCAATAAAGTACCTGCATTCCAAGCATCGATAGCATCTTTAAAATAAAAATCGGCAGGTGATCCTGCTGGCTTTGTTTCAAATATTACTTCTGCGCTTGCAGTTCTTTCTTTCAACCCTGGCATTACTTCTTTATTACCTGCGCTTGTTTTGCTTGTAATATCAATCATTGCCAATTTTAAACCAAAGTCTTCAGATGTTACTTGGTTTATTAATTTTGTAGCAAGTGTGAATCTTGCATTATTTCCATTTGATGCCATTGTTATATTTATTTAATTTTTTTATACGTTACTTATTGTTTGTGTTCCTGTTCCCATAAATGAGCAGCTAAATGTTTCTGCTTCATCGTTAGAACTTTTTATTGTTAAATCAGATATATAACCTTCATAACTTTGTTTAAAATCCAATGCTAAAAAATCTGAATAAAGCAAAGTTACTTTTGTTTTCGCTTCTGCTATAGTTTGCAAGTCTAATAAAGTTACTTGGCTTCCTTTGTAACTAGTTGCAACTGTGTCCTCTTCAACTTGTGGCCCAAATAAAGTAACTGTTGTTGCACTTACCTTGTTTACTGCAGCAAATATTCCACTTGTAGCAGCTAATGTATAAACTGCTTCGTATCTTGTCCAAGTGCTTGATAAAGTTATGGTTGAACTTGTTGTGCTACCTACTGAATCACCAACTTGAATTGTTACTGTTCCTGATCCTTTTAATGATATTGAAAATACAACTGAATCACCAATAGCCAATACACTTGGAGCTGTTGCAAATGTTTGTTTTATTTGTGTGCCTGTTCCGAATGTATAAGTTTGCGCTAATATTTGATTACTTTCATTTGCAACCTTAGTTCCACTTATTGCACCTGTTCCGCCTTTTGTCCAAATTGCATTATCAAACGCTTCAGGCCATTGTAACAAATTAGTTAATCCACTTGTGCAAATTCCTTCCATTGAGCAACTACCTTCCTTTAATCCAGGCTGAACTTCTTTGTTACCACTTGAATCTTTTGTAGTAATGTCTATCATTGCCATTTTACTAGCAAAATCATTGCTTTTTGTTAAGGCTATTCTTTGGCCATTAACATATAATCCTAAATAATTTCCTGATACTGCCATATTTTTATAATTGTATTGTTATGTAATAATCTTGTTGCAACATATAAACTCCATCCACTGCGCTATTATCATTAAATATATCACGTTCATCTTCAAATGTAATCCTTTGTACTGTAAATCCTGCAATAGTTCCACTAGCACCATCCATACTTGTTCTAACCGCATCAGCAATAGATTGAACTGAACTTAATGAAGTTGCAAGCATACTTAATTGAAATCTCATTTTATACCACCCAGTATTACCTTCTTTGCTTTGTAAACTTGGCTTAGATATACTTTCGTAAATAATGTAAGGATAAACATCAGTATCAGCAGCTCGCATTGGTCTAATTCTAGTGCTTACTAAATTAGTAACACCAACTGTATTAACCAATTTATTATAGACTATATTTCCTGCGTTACTTGTACTCATATACCTTGTTTATTTCCTTGTTCTGCTACTATTTTTTCAGTTCCTTTTTTCAAGCTTTCAATAATACTTGCACCCATTGAATCATAAGTTGGTCTTATAAATGGCTTTGATACCATTGTACCTAAATACTTACCAGCATATGGCACATATTCAGGCTTTCCTTTAAACTTTTGACTTCCACCGCTTGACCTTGTAAACCCACCTGCTAACAATCCCTTTTTCATATAACGCTCTTTAGTTCCATATTCAACTAAATGTGCGTGATTTCCACCTTGAAACGCTGAACTTTTATTGCTATATTGTGGGCCAACCCAAAAGAAAAAATTATTCTTTTTAGATTTTACTACTCCAATACTTGCTTTTAAAGTTCCTTTATCAACTGCTACCTTTGCAGCCATTTCTACTTCTACTTTATTAGCTTCATTGTGTGCTAAATCAGCAAATTGTTTTTCTGAATTAGCAAAAGTCTTATCTAATAATTCTAAAACCTTTTTTTCAGTATCATTAGGTAATGTTACTTTCATTATCCAATCCTTTCAACACCACTTAACCTCGTTACTGTTCTACGTTGAAACTCAACTGCATCAACTATACCTGTAACTTGATATGTTTGGCCTTCAACTTTCATTAACCAACTATTCGTTACACTTAATGCATCAATATCACCAAATCTACAATCTACTGTTGTAGTTGTATTGCTTTGGCGCTGCATATCATTAAAAGCTTCATTATTTGCCCTATTATTTACATAGCAAAAAATAGTAGCAGTAGCAGTTCCTGAATATGACTGAGCAACCTCACCACTGTTTGAATCAGTAGCGACAATTGGAGCAAATAGCTCACAAGTCATATCAAATTTACCGCTAATAATATTCACTAGTAATTTACTATAATATTAGTTGCTGTTGTTGCTGTTGCATTTACTCTTCTTACTGCTACTGGAAAGAAACCAACAGGAACTGATTTGTAAAGAACTGCAGTTGGTGTACCTGCATAGTCATCAAAATGAATTACAGTTAAATCACCACTAACTCCTACGTATAAAGTACCAGGATTAGTTAAAAATGTCGTATCGCTTGGAGTAACTGTTGCTCCTTGTGTTGCTATTTGCTTAATCATATCGATCTATTATATTTATTATTTTCTATATCTAAAAGCGTATAAACTCCAAATGGAATTTCACTTAATGTTTGTGATTGAGCTTGCTGCTTATTCTCGTACAAATGACCAATAATTAATAGCATTGCACTCTTATAAGTTTGTGGAATTAATGCAGCACTTGTATAACCGCAAACTACTCTAACTTTAAAAGCATTTAATGTATCTTTTATACTTGGAATAGTATCTAATTTTACTCTGCAAGGTGAGTTTAACAAATCAGTAACGTATAAAGTGCTACTAATTGTTTGCTCAGTTCCATTTAAATCCAAATATTTTACACTTGTAACGGATTGCACTGGAGCTTTATTAATCATTATTGTTTTATCAATAATAGTATCAAAAACCACATCAATAGTTTGTGTCATTAATGGCCTCCAAGTATAGCCTTCAACAAATTGTCTAGCTGCTGTAATAAGTGCAGTAATAAGCGCATCTTCAACTGAGTTGTTTACTCTTAGATGAAGTTTAGCCTCTGCCAATGTAATTGGCTCTGCTGATGGTGCTGTTATTACTACGTATGTTTCCAATTACTTTACTGCTTTTTTAATTGTTTTTGTTTCAACTTTTACTGCTTTCTCAATTTTAACTGCAAATCCTAATTCAACTAATTCATTAGCTTGATTTTCGTTAATTGTTGCTAATTCGCCAATATGATAGCCTAAACCAAATCCGATCGGACTTTTTATAAATTGTATTTCCATTTTGAAGCGTGGGGCGGTATCGAGCCGCCCTACTTCCATTCACGCTTAATTACTGATTAAACAGTTGTTGCGTCTAGTATAGCTGCGAATGCTGCTGGTTGTTTTACCGCAACACCTACGTATTGTGACATTACGATTCTAGTTTTACCACCGATTGCTTGTGAAGCAGGATCAATAACTAAATCTATTCCACCGTATTGTCCAACTACTAAGTTTTCAAAATCACCATAGATAATTGCAGAGCAAGTACCTGATGTAGAACCTTTAGTTAATGTAGAGGGAACATTTGAAGTGCTGTAAGTTTCTTTACCAGCAATTTGCTCAGGCTGACCCATAAAGTAGTTCATATAAGGCATAATCATTGCACCACTACCTGAATCGATAACAGTTTGCTTTAATTTAGCTACAACTTTAGGATTTACTAAGAACTTACCGTTCATTCCAGCATTAGCCGATTCTACAACTTGGATTAATTCAAGAATCTTAGCTAAAGTTGGCGCACCACCATTAGTTCCAATTGCTACTGATCCAATTCCACTAGTTCCCAATAAACCTGTTGGTTGTCCGCTTGAACCTGAACCATTAATAGCTGCTGCTTCAATTGCTACTGCAAAAGCTTTCATAAATGATTGAACTGTGTAGTTTTGAATACTGAAATTATCTTGTAACAATAATTGCTTAGACAAATCAACATAAGCAGTTAAACGCTTAGGAGAAATAGAACGACTTGCTGTAGTAGGATCACCTGCACTTGCATCAGCAACTTCAGTAGCCCAACCTGCAGTAACACCTGCACTAAAACCAGTTAAATCAGTGTTAGCTGCTAAGCCTTCTAATTTAATTGCACCTAATTGAGGCAAAACAGTTTTTGCATACAAAGCATCAAAGAATCCAACTTTGTCAGTAGCAATAAAGTTACCACCTGCAGTAGATGAACCTGCGCTCATTGTTCTGTTTTCAACAGTTAAGAATTTGTTTGATAAATACAAACCATCACCCATTGAACCTAAAGCTCTTTTTTCTTTAGCTGATTCTTGCAACATTTCTTTTTCAAGACCTGTAATTGCGTTCTCATCACCACGTGATAAGCTTAATTCACGAACTAATTTACCAAATGAAAAATTAGCAATTTCTCTTTTTTCTTTAGAATCACCTTCAGCAGTTTTTCTACCTTCAACATTTGACTTAGCAAATTTTTCTCTTAATTCTGCATCTTTGATTTGTGCATCAAAAGCAGTTACATCAGTTTCAATTGATCTTAAAGTAGTTAATTCTACTGTAGTCAATTCTCTTCCTTCTAATTCTGCCTTAGCTACTAAGTCAGAACCTTCGTTTCTTTTTAACGCTTGTAATTGGCGTAATTCAACACTTGAGTTTTTCATTATTTTGTTTGTTTTTTTAGTTTAAATTAAATTTAAATTTTTGTGCTATATAATAGCTTTCGTTTATTTGTTTTGTATCTTCTTTTATAATTAGTTCTTTACTTCTTTTTTTGTATGCTTCAACTTCAGTATCTTCATAAGCAGGATTAACTACAGGCCCAACATCATACAACTTATCAATTTTCATAATAGTTCTAAGCATTGATCCATCAGCAAACTCTTCAACTTTTTGTTCAGCTACAGTAAATGCAAATGAACATCCACGAATATTACCTGCTTTTATGTTTTCAAGTACATCATTGCCCATAGTTGTATTTAATGCTTCAAATTCAAAATACAAACCTTTGTCATCAACTGCTAATGTCAATGTACCTTTACCATCTTTAGTTCTAGCTAATAATTGCTCGCTTTCGTGGTTAAATAAAGCTACAACATCGCTCATATCACATTCATCAAATGCGCCACGTGCTATAGTTTCGTTATATCCTTCAAACATTTCGTACATAGATTCAAATGTTGAAGCATAGCCCTTAATCATTCTGCCCTCTTCGCTGATAATCTCAGCAGCTCTATTATTATATCTTCTTTCCATTATTGCTGTGCGCCACCCATTCCAGGCTGACTATTGGTTAATTGTTGATTTTTTTGTGCTTGTGCTGCCCAAAAAGGAATAGCAGTTTCGCCTGGCATCATATTGCTTGGCATATAACTACTATTTGCATAATCTTCATCAATTGTATTGATTGCGTACATTTTACGTACTTCATTTGGAGTTATTGCACCACTAGTAAACATTGTTCTTACTTTGCGTTCCATTGCTGCTGAATCACCTCTTAAAAGCATATCAGTATCAATATAACCATCATAAATATCACGTTCATAAATTGCATAAAGTTTTTGATCAGCTTCTTGTTCAAATCTTACAATCCAGGGCATTAGACAATCAGTAACATAGTTTATGTTAACCTGCTCTAATGCTGAATTATTTGTATCTGATAAATCTTGTAATTTACTCAGTGGCATTCTAAACCATCTAGCAATTTCGCCACGCATATAATTCTCAGTTTCTACAAACTGTGATTTTTGAGGATCATTACCCATTGCTTCAAACTTTACACCACTTGGCATAGCAGCTATTGAACCTCCAGTATAAGATGCCATAAACATTTCAGTGTATTGTCTTAGTTTCTTTTCATCATTAACTCCTTCAAAAGTTAAGATACCACTCATTGAAGCACCACCGCTAAAATATTTACTTGAATAATTTTGAATTGCTAAAGCGTGGCCTAATGTTTCTAATTGAAAAGCTAATACTGATTGGCCAACCATAGAATTACCTGGCCCTTTTATATGAAATATATCTTCGCTTGAATAAATGCCACTTAAACCTAATGGTG